GATCGCCCTCGATCGCTTGTATCTGCCCGCTCCCGAGCTTTAAGAAAAAGACGTCGCCGTCGAGGGTTCGAGAAGCTTCCGCGAGTCGAATACTCTTCCCGAGTGAAAGCCGGCCGTCGCTCGAGCAATTCTCGGCCCGTGCCCACCATTTCATAAACCCTTCGACGTCTTCGTTGAATGCCGGGATGTCACTCTTCATCGAGAACGAGAATCGAGAGACGAAGTCGAGATGTTTTCGGATCGCCCACGCCGGCACTTCGAAGTTACGATGTACGCTCCGACTTGTGAGCGTTATTCGCTTACGTTTGTAGTCGTTCACTTCGGCATCAAGTGAACGGGTACTCCCGCTCGGCCGTCGCCGCTTGCCCGACTGATCAACAGCATCGATCCCGCCGCCCTGGATCGCTCCGTCTCCTACATTGTCCCAATTGATCCCGAATCGGCTCGCAATCTTTCCGATCATTGAAGACATTAGAAGCTCCCCAAGTCGAGAACCGCGATCGGGGGCCGCTTGCCGCTCAGGGTATCGTCGGATTCTATGAGCCGACGTCGCTCTCTCCGGAGCTCTGCGAAATCGTGAGTGATCGTCGTTCCGTCGTTTGTAAATGCCCGAACGCCGGAACGTAAGATCGCGTCGATCTCAGCTATTCTCGTCGTATTGTTTGCCATTGAACCCCAACGAAAAAACGGAACCGGGGAGCCAGTAGCTCCCCGAGTTCCGTCGATCGGTTCAAAGCCGGAACGAGTAGCAAGCCCGCCCCGGCCGGGAGAGTCGATCAGCAAACCGACGAAATTCGCCGGCCGGCTCGAATAGCTGATCGGCTCCAATTCTTGTCGTCGTGATTCGTCCGCTCAAGATGAAGAGACGGAGCCCCCGTCTTCGTTCCCGGCTTCTCTCGTCTCAAGCCCATATTCGCGAGTCATGATCGCTTGATTACAAGCCCGGCATTTTGTGGGGCGAAATACGATAAAGTTGTAGGAAACTCCGAACATTGGATGAACTCGAAGCCCCGTCGGTATTTTTCTAGTTTTTCCGTGAAACGGCTCTCGATCCGAACTCCCGCACTTTGGACAAGCGATCGGGATCCAGTCGGCCGGAGCATAGTTAATCGGATGCCCTGGGCCGGCTCGAGCTTTCTTCGCCGCCGCTTCGACTTGTCCAAGATGGACCGTCTCGTTCCGGTTTAATTTACCAAGCTTGAGGATCGGCTCGGCTTCCGGTTCCGCCGGCTTCTTTTTCTTCGCTCGCTTCTTCGCCATCTCTCCCCCCCTTATGAAATCCAACTAATACGCCGCCGGCTCCGTCTCGATCTCCGAATTTTGTCCGTCTCGTCTTTAGCCGCCAGCGTCGCTCCCATAACGGAAGCCGCGACGGCCGCCCCCGCGACGCAATCCAAAAAGTGATTATCCGGCCGGCTCGCTTTAAGCTTCCACTCGTCGACGGTTCTCCCGATCGATGAATTGACTCGAACCCGATACTCTGACGTGAGATGTTCCGCGAGCATTCTATGAGTCGCCGAGTCGCTTCCGAAGAGCGAGAGCGAGCCGACGTCACCGAGAGCGATCGCGAGCCGATCGTGAATGAACGACTTCCAATAATTGGTATCGAATAGCACATGCTGGATCCTCTCGATCACGGAGCTTTTCCAGTAATGGCCGACCCGTTCTCCCCGCTTTCGGTTGTATTCCTGCAACGGCCGCGACGTCGCTCCGACAAACCGGCCGTGAGCCGGCACGACGGCCGACGTTCGAAGTCTTCGACAGAAGTCCCTAACCGTCGACGTCATCCAATTACAGTCGACTAAAATCAAGTTAGGAAACATTTCGACCCCGTCGTCTTCTCGGATATAGTCTCTAGAGTTTAGGAAATCGACGCAATCTCCAAAGCCGGCCGTGATCGATCCTTCCCGCCCCGTCCGGGGGTATTTTTTTCTAAGTGTTTTTTGAATGTCGTTGAGTTGATAAAAACGCCGCCCCTGATCGGGGAATGTTCCATAATCCACGACAGCCCCTGAGAAGTCCGGCCGCCAAGCAATCAGACAATAATAAAGAACCCTATCTTGTACGTCGATGAATCCCGTTAGATACTGAGCCCCCGATATGACACCGAGTCGAGTGATCCCGTTTGTTCGCTTACAAAGCTCGACCACTGTCTGAAGACGAAGCTCGGAATCACCAGCCTCCCTTGGGTCGTTTTGGTATTCCGACCAAAACGCCCGCTCGTCCGAGAATTTCTTATTCATCCCATGTTGTATTGCCGAGAGCTCGTCTGACTCAAACCGAGAATCCCAAGAGACAACCGCTCCGAGATCCATCGCTTCCCGGTTCTCTTCGTAATATGCCGTTGCGTCTCGTATGTCGCCGTTCATCCGCAGCGAGTCACCCCGGATCCCCTGATACGCCTCCCATAGATCAAGTCTATCCGGAAAGCTCTTGATAAATTCGATCCGGATTCCGTTCCACTCGGGATGAGTGTCCCTATCGAGAAGCCGATCGGACAAGTCGCCCTCACAGATCACTGTGCAAGGCATCACCCCCGCTATTTTCTCGCCCGGCCCCGCTAGTCCGAGCACCGCTCCCGCCATGACTTTCTCTCTGGTATCGACTTGGCCGGGATGAGCCGCACTCTCGTCGGTTTGAGGATCGTCGGGGATTACAAAGTCCGGCCGGATCGTCGAACCGTCGGGGATCTTAGCCTTTGCCCCCCTGATCGCTCCGGTTATTCCAGCAACCGCCAGAATTCCCCCGGCCGCGATCCCGTTCTTTCCGCCGATGATCCAAGGAAGTTGAATCTCTCGAGCTCCGATCGTCAAGAGAACCCGCCGGCCGTCGCATAAAAGCCGCCGAGTCGAGACGCCCTCGAGCTTCCGGATCGGCAAACACGTTTCCGGGAAGTCCGCGAAGAGCTTGTCGTTTGTCTCGAGCTCAATTCTTATCGACTTGAGTAAATCGGCCGCGAGCTTCTCAGTCGCTCCGATCAAATAAACGAAGCGTCGATGACCATAGAGCAAAGCCCAAAGAGCCGCCGCTTCCGTCAGCGAAGTCTTTCCCGATCCCCTAGGCATCGCGAGAGCAAAGAGCCCCCCCTTAAGAACCGCCCGCTCGATCGACTTGATTACCTTGATGTGATCGGGGGACCACTCGAGACAGAAAGTTGCTCCGAGATAAGTCTTGCAAAACTTAGCCAATCGCCGTCGACAGTATCCACGGAGCCGGCCGTCGGCCGGTTTTGGGATCTTTCCGAAGTCTCGAAGAGCGATTGTCGCTTTTCGATTCTTGTCCGATTGCCAATCGAGACGAGCTTGATAGGCTTCGGCCGTCTCTGCCTTTACTTGCTTTCTCTTCGCCATTTACTCGCCTCTGGTGTATACACCGCAGCCCGTAGAACGCCCTCGAGCATACTCGACGGATGATCCGTCGAGCTAGAACAGAACCCCCTGAGAGAGCCGTCTCGAGATAACGTCGCAATACTCACGACTCGCTTCAATCCCGATCCCTTGCCGGCCGAGACTCTTGCAAGCCTTGAGAGTCGTCCCCGATCCCGCGAACGGATCGAAGACGACTTGCCAGTCTTCTCGAGTGTTAATCAACATTTCGCAAAGCTTGACCGGCTTTTCGGTGATGTGTTGTTTCGCCGCTCCGACGACTCGGCAGCGAGCCAGCCGCCCGTCACTCTCGCCGTCGGCTTGTTCTTCTTCGACGATCTCGAAGAATCCGCCAGAACAAGATCCCTCGGTCGATAACGTACCGGCCGAGCATCCGACAATGTATTCACACTGAGCTTTGAACCATCCCCGTCTCGGCCGTTGTGATCCTGTTTTATCCCAAGGAATCAACGATCGATAAACCCAACCGCCGACTTGAGTCGCATCGATCACGCACGGCAAGTTCCGCCAGTCGATGAAGCAAAGCAAAGCCCCGCCGGCTCGAGTCTTCCACAAAGCCGCCGCCATCCAGTCAGAGCACCAAAGCGTGAACGATCTCTGATCGCGATTATCTCCCGAGAACTCCGGATCACTTATGATCGAGTCGTGATCGCGATACTTCTTCGACGGCTCGAGTGATCGATCGGATCGCATTGCTCCGCCGCTCGAGTACGGGGGATCGGTTAGAACCAGATCGAACGAGACGTCTCCGATCTGATCGATCACTTCCCGACAGTCGCCGAGAAATAACGTCTGACGATCCTTGCACTTGCACGACTTCCCGTTCCATTCTCCGCAGCGATAGCACTCCAGCGTCATCCGTTCCGCCCCCTCTTCTTGTCGTTCCGTTTTTGTTTCTTCTTCTTCCTAGCGTGAAGCTTGCGAGATCTCCCCTTCGTAACGATCGCAAATCCGCCGCCGATCATCGGCACTT